AGGGCAACGGATGAATATTTACCCATTTGACAGACAGAAAAGGAAAATAGTACAATTACGGGCGAAACAATAAATAGATTAGAGAAAGGGGTGGATACAATGGGCAACAGTGATACGGGAACTGTCAAGAGGAAACCAGGCAGACCGAAGGGGAGCAAGAACAGCAAGAGCAGCATCAGCAAACCGAAGGAAGGCAAGAGACATTACACTGTTTCAGAGAAAGCAATAGCACAGCGGACGGCGAACGGCAAGAAGAACTTTGATATCACACCGAAGAATGATGCGGAGAAGGACTACAACTCTGCCCTGATCCAGCACATCATGGCCATCAATGAGATTGCCACACACGCTGACCGGAATGACTTGAACTCATTGAAGTCCTGCTTTGCGAACTACCTTCAGCTCTGCTATCAGGACGGAATGCCGATCAGCAACCTTCAGGCTTATGCATCGATGGGGTTCAGCATGAGCGACTTTCAGTACTGGTCTAAGAAGGATGATCCGGAAAGACGGGCATTCATCTCAACTGTCAAAAGCACCTGTGCGATGTCCCGTGAAGGACAGGTGGCATCCGGGAAGCTTAACCCTGTTATTGGCATCTTTTGGCAGAGGAACTATGACGGACTACGCAACGATACCGAGCAGATCCAAGCCATCCAGGAAACAGATGAGAACTACGAAGGCTCATCATCCTACAAGGAGAAGTACAAGAAGCTGATTGGTGAATGATTATGCAGAAAGAGATAAGCGAGAACAGCAGACTTTTCCTTGCCATGCTCAATGAAGGCAATAAAGGTGACGTATCTGCCTATGAGGACGCACTACGGGTCATCAAAGAGATTGAGGTTGATGGCTCCACTGCTATCCATGACCGGTTTGAGAACGTCATCAAGCGGAATTATGACCCGGATAACTTCCGTACTGCCCATGAGTACTGTCAGATGCTCCGGGATTACATTGAGTCTGCCCATCCGGAAAACGATGCTGATGCCGGAAAGCTCCTGCGAACCTACCGGGATACCTTACTGTTTGATGCACCCTGGGACTTTGATTGCTTTTGCCGGTACATTGAGTGGGACAGGGAGCCGGATAAACGCTTCTATCAGCCTAGACGGAAACAGTTACTGCCACTTGCACGGGCATTGCAACGGCTTGAGGAGCGGAAAACCCATCTGCTATGCATCTCGATGCCACCTGGCGTTGGTAAAACCACTCTTGCGGAGTTCTTCCTTGCATGGACAGGCGGTAAGCACCCTGAAATGCCGAATATTTGCGGATCCCACAGCAACTCTTTCCTGCGTGGACTCTATGATGAGATTCAGCGGATTGTAGGCAGACGGTCTGAGTACCTGTGGCAGAAAGTATTCCCGGAAACAAGGCTGGTCGGGACGAACGCTAAAGACCTGATGATGGACTTGGGAAGCAGAAAACGCTTCAGTACGTATGAATTCAGCAGTATTGGCAGTGGGAATGCCGGTAAGATACGTGCTGCAAACATCCTGTACTGCGATGACCTCATTGATGGCATCGAAACTGCCCTGAACAAGGATCGCCTGGACAAGATATGGCAACAGTATTACACCGACTACCGTCAGCGGAAGATCGGTGATTGTGCAGAGCTTCACATTGCCACACGTTGGTCTGTCCATGATGTGATCGGACGGCTTCAGGATGCCTACGGGGACGATCCCGGTGCTGAATTCATTGTCTGCTCTGCCCTTGATGAGCATGACGAGAGCAACTTTGACTATCCTTACGGGGTTGGATTCAGTACGGAGTTCTACCGGGAGCAACGGGAAATCATGGATACTGCTTCATGGAAGGCACTTTACTGCAATGAACCGATAGAACGGGAAGGACAGCTTTATCCACCGGATCAGTTGCAGAGGTACTTTGAGCTTCCCGAAGGCGAACCGGATGCCATCATCGGGGTTTGTGATACGAAAACCACCGGATCGGACTTCTGCTCCATGCCGATTGCCTTCCAATACGGGAATAAGTTCTATATCGAGGATGTACTGTTTGAGAACTATGCCCCGAACGTGGTGGAAGTCAACCTTGTCAACAAGATCTGCCAATGGAACCCCCATATGATCCGGTTTGAAAGCAATGTGGCCGGTGGAAAGCTGGCATCGGACATCCAGAATGCCATCAAGGAACGGAACTGCCGGACAAAGATTGAAACCAAGTGGACTCAGCAGAACAAGGAGACAAAAATCCTTGTGGAAGCTCCTTGGGTCATGGAACACTGCATTTTCAAGGACGAATCTGTCCTCCACGGCGATCAGTGGCGTGAATACCGGAAGTTTCTGCAATCCCTCTGCTCCTATTCCCTTGAAGGGAAGAACAAGCACGATGACGCACCGGATTCAATGGCACAGCTAAGTCAGTATATCCAGGGGTTTGCTGGCAGCAAAATCCAAATTATACGCCGGATGTTCTGAATTTCCGAACGATACATGGTAAAAAACAGTCTAATGTTCGTGTTTACTGCTTAAATTAGTGAAAATGGCAGAAAATATCTATTGACATTTGTTTTTTCTCTGTTCTATAATCCAACCGGACATGAATATCCATTTTGCACGGTGGTCGTTATGGCCTCAACGGCCACTGTGACCCAACATTAACAGGAACGCATGATTGCGAGAGATCGTGATTGCGTTCCTTTTTTGATAAGCGGAGGTGAGACGGTGTCTGAACTGCATCAGAATTCCCAGGAAGAACGGGAACAGCAGACAAAGGCAGTATATGCATCCAAGCAGATGTTTGGACGCAGGATGATTTTTACCTCCGCTGATGCCATTACTGCCGATAACGTTACTGCGATTGTCGAACAGGCGTACAACACTCATCTGCTGAACGTCAGCGAGATTGAATACCTGTGGAACTACTACAAGGGGAAGCAGCCAAGCCTTTACCGGGAACGTCAGATTCGTAACGAGCTTACTGCCCATATCGTAGAAAACCGGGCGAACGAGATTGTTTCCTTCAAAACGGGTTACCTTGTCGGAAAGCCGGTGAAATACATTTCCTCTGCCCCCGGCGAGGATGTTTCCGAACAGGTATCCAGGCTGAACGATGCCATGCGGATGATCGGGAAGTACACCAAAGACAAGAAGCTTGTTGAATGGCAGATGATCTGTGGCCTTGGATACCGCTACGTGGTACAGGAAGAGCATAGTACTGTCCCGTTTAACCTGTACACGCTGGATCCACGGAACACCTTCGTGATCCGCAGGAATGACTACTCGCAGAATGTCATTGCCGGTGTGAACTATGTCAACCGGGATGACGGGAGCGTAGTCTTCACTGTTTACACCGAGAACAGGGTGTTCAGCTTCATCAAGGGCAGTAACCGGACGATTTCCATCAAGGCAAACCGCTTCGGACGGATTCCGATCATCGAGTATCCTGCGAATTCTGCCCGTCTTGGCTGCTTTGAGATCGTGCTTTCCATGCTCGATGCCATCAATGACTTTGATTGTGCGAGAAAGGAAGCCGTGGAGCAGTTCGTTCAGAGTCTGCTGGTGCTCTATAACTGCCAGGTGGACGAAGGAACGACCGCTGATACGATCCGTGCTGCCGGTATGATCCTGCTGAAGTCTGTCGGGGATTCTAAGGCAGATATCAAGAACCTGTCGGAGCAGCTCGATCAGAGTCAGAATCAGACGCTGAAGGACGATATGTACAACAGCGTTCTTCAGATTGTCGGGATGCCGAGTCAGAGTGCTGCCGGGACTTCCGATTCATCCAATAACGGGGCAGTAATCCTCAAAAACGGCTGGCAAGGGGCAGAAACACGGGCACAGGACTTTGAATCCGAGTTTGAGCTGCCCGAAATGGAAATGCTTGAGGTTGTCAGCACCATCTGCAATGTTCTGAGGAACGGCAAGTATGCCTTCGATCCGATGGACATTGAAGTGAAGTTCACTCGCCGGAATTACGAGGATATCCTCAGTAAGAGTCAGACGCTGATTACCATGCTTCAGAATGACAAGATCCATCCGCAGAAAGCCTACGAAGCATCCGGCCTTTTCCCGGACACCGAGGAAGCTTATCAGATGGGCATGGAGTGGTTCCGGGAGCATGGTGCAGCAGAACCGCAGCAGATCACTCCGAACCGGGTGGTAATCGATGAATGAGAACACTACCCTGATGAACTGGGACGAGCTGAACATCCTCCGGGTTACTGCCGTTGAAACGTTGCAGGAACAGCGGAAACAGAAGGATGAAAAGAAGCTTGAGGAGTTCTGCGATTACATGGAATTCGTCCTCTGCCTTATCTACGCTTACGGATGGCATGACGCTGAACAGATTGTCGGGATCGTCCCTTTCAAGGACGGCCTTGATGATAAATGTGTGAACCTTGAAATCAGAGAGGAAACATTCAGGGACAGAGTCCGGGAGCAGATGAATGCCGGATCCATTGAAGGCATCCTCCGCATAATCGACACGGAAGCTCACAGGGATTACAACACAGGCGTTTACGATTGCGGTGTGAAGAGCGGACAACCCGGTATCCGGAAGCGTTGGTGGACAATGGCTGACGGAAGGGTCAGGGATGAACACTCGTATCTCCACGGTGTGAAAGTAGGACTTGGAGACAGGTTCTATACATACACCGGAGATTCAACACTGTATCCTGGAGGATTCGGAGTACCGGAATTGGATTGTGGATGTCGCTGCTGGATAACCCTTGTGAAATGACGAAAGGAGAGATTTATACGGGAAGTCTTGATCTTATCGTCACTCACTACAAAGAACCGTGGAGTGTAGGCAGGAAGTTCTTTGAGATGCTTGCCATGCAACGAAACGTGAACTTTGATGATGTGAGTGTAATCCTCGTCAATGACGGGGAGGAAAACTGCCTGGATTCCGGCCTGTTCAGCGATTACCCCTTTGAGGTCTGCCAACTAAGCATACCGAAGGGTGGGGTCAGCAAGGCAAGGAATGCCGGATTGGATGCATCAACCGCCGATTGGGTGATGTTTTGCGACTTCGATGATTGCTTTTCCTCTGTTTTCAGCCTGTATTTGGTCTTCTGCGGAATGGCAGAGGACAAGTACGACCTGTTGCGTGGGGCATTCACCGAGGAAACCATTGGCGATGATGGAGTGATGCACCTTGTACCGCACGATGATGATACTGTCTTCATCCACGGCAAGGCGATGCGGAA